TTCAATGTCTTTGGATAAATACACATTTCCAGTGACACTTAATTGGTCGGTGACATTGACGTTACCAGTTACGTAAGCATTACCTGTTAAAAGTAAGTCTTTGTAAGCATTAACATTACCATCAATGTAGGCGTTGCCACTTAATGTTAAATCTTTGTAAGCTACAACGTTTCCGTCGGTGTAGGTATTTCCACTAATTTCAACGTCTTTGGATAAATACACATTTCCAGTGACACTTAATTGGTCGGTGACATTGACGTTACCAGTTACATACGCATTACCACTTAATCTTAAATCCTTTTTAGCGGTAACATTTTCATCAACTGTAAAATTTTTTGATATATTCAAATTTGAAGAACCATATATATTACCCGTTACGAGAAGATCCTTATGAGCATATACATTTAAATCCACATAAAGTGCGCGATCAACAAATATATTTGCTTTAGCGTAAACGTTACCTGTAACATGAAGATCTTTATAGAGTTGTGTATTCGAAGTAACATGAAGCCCTTGGTATATATGTGTATTTCCACCCGCATATAAATTTCCAGTTATTGACATATCTCGTTTTGCAAATACATTGTTTGTCACATTTAGAATTTTCGTGATATTTGTATTTCCAGTTATATATGTATTACCCGTAATTAAGAGATCCTTTTCTAAATATGTATTACCATCAACCGTAAGTTCTTGATCTATCACAGTGTTTCCAGAAATGTCCAGATCTTTATAACCATATATATTGCTAAAAACATACGTATTACCGGTAACTGTCATATCGCGATTAAGATGTGTATTATTTTCAACATGAAGTTCATTTCCAATATGTGTATTATTTCCTATAGTTAATACATTCGAAACATCTGTTGAGCCCGTTACTACCAAGACATTTGTTGATAAATCATCGACATATAAGTTTGAACCAACATCCAATGTGTGTACCGGATTGGTATTAATTATACCTGTATTAGCTTCTACGAGTAACTGACCATAAATATGAACATTGATATCTTCATCAAGTTTTGGACTTATTACAGTATCAAATGAAGAATTTGATGTAAAACCCAAAATAATATCGTGTCTTTCTTCATTGAATGATATAGTAACATTTGATTTATCATCTGGTCTATTTAATAGAAGACCTAAATCTGTCATTAGATCTGTCACTGTGTTATTTCGACCCAATTCAATTATCGCATCTTTAATCATTGTATTTTCTACATGAATTACAGTTGTTTCACCTTGTACATGAAGATTGCCATCGATTATAACATCACCATAAAAATCGGAATCCCCAATAACTGTAAGAACGTTTGCAGTTGTACTTGTGTCGTCGATAAAAACATTTGAACCAACACTGAGTGTGTAATCACTCGTGGGTGTAGTGTTGGCTATACCAACACTATTCGAAGTCACTAAACTGAGTTTGTTATCACGATCTAAACCTACAAAAACTGAAGTATTCGCGGTTACATTACCTTTTAGAGTAGCACCTTGTAAAGTTGTTTCAATAATGTCACTTGCAGCTTCACCGGATTCCGTAATTTCTTTAGTGACTTTGTTGTACATGAGAAGAACAATATTTTTATCGGTATAATCCGTTCTAAAGCGAACTGGTGACAAATACAATGCACCCGGATTAGAAGCATTGATGTGGGCATTACTTGCATTGAAGACAATGGTATTTTCCGCCTGGTCTTCAAGGCAATTCTTACCGTACCTCAACCTGGTAGATCTTTCAATCGTTGGTAAGTTCTTCACCATTTATATAATATGGCAAATTAATTTGCATAGAGTAGCCCCGCCATACCGTTCTGAATGCGGAGTATATTATAATTTACGGCATATATGGGATGTTCGATTATTAGATTTTCACTAAATATTTTGGCTGATTCGATGCGACTAAAATTAAGAGTACCCGTGGGTTGTAAAGAACTTGTCATTAAACAAAAACAGTAAAGGAAGAAATCTGGGGATACAACAAAATTTGTATGATAATAGTTTTGTACATCCATAAAATGTGGCCTACACCATCTATAATTTGAAAGATCTACACCATTTATAGCAAGTTTGATTCGATTATTTGGAGATGTAAGAGCGCCTTCAGTTGTAGTATCTATAGACGCAATGTATTTGACTGGGTGATTAAATGTGAGGTCTTGAACGAGTTCACCACTCGGTTCATTTTTTTGGACTTGTGTGATAAGAAGATCATGTTTTCGTGACGCAATGTTTCCACGTTCTTCATTATCTAAAAAGTAATAATTTGAATATACTTCAACATTGTAGTCTTTTGCATCAACACCCCAATAAATCCTAAGTTCAACATCGTGATAATTAAGTGCAACAAGGGGTAATGCGCATTGGGGTCCTTCACAAAAGAAAAATCGAAGGGGGTAGAAGAATGATTTTGCGCTCACACCGGGGTGAGTACCAATAGAACTTCGAGATACATTTTGAGCAAATGTATCAATCGCAATTCTTTCAGAAAACTCACTATCTTGTGTGTCTACAACACATCCACCAATTAGAAGTTCTACTTTATCGATTATGGTGTTCCAATACAACATATCTTTTGATTCTGTTGTATCGTCAATTGTAATGTAAGTGTAGCCAAGTAAATCACCGGCTCGCTCGATTTTAACACTTGACATACCAGAGCTTTTCACATCTCCACGTAAAGTTTGTTTTTCGATGGACTGTGAAAAATTCGAATGCCTTTTGAAGGTCGAATTAAAAAACGATATCTCCGGATTTCCAATGATATATTCATCCTGGGCACCTAAACACACGAGTTGAACAATACCGGAAGACATGTTATATACTACTTTAATATAAGAAAATTACAAGTTTGGTTTTCTACACACAAATCTAATAACTAAAAAGTTATCACCACTATCTGTTGAATTTTTAATTGTATCACCATTTTGATCACGGATTGTTACGGTGAGGCGATCAAGTTGTCTAATTGGATTTATGTACTGTGTGACAAGTGGGTAATCATCTTTGAATGTTATGAGGGAGTTTTCACCACTGTGCACTGTATCACTTGTGATGATACTCGCAAATGAGCTTCTCAACATACTTAAATGACCTTGTCCAGTAAGAACATTTGAAGCTCTATCTGAAAATATAGAATCGAGCTCTTTTATAGAAACATAACAATGTTCGGTTGAAACATTTGAATGAATGTGTGCAGCAATAAGCCTGGCCTGAACTACATTACGTAATGGTTGTTGAAGAAATACAGAGAATGTGTTTGAACTATCCTGTCCTACACTATCAACGGTGATTGTATGATACTCATAGTTGAGATCTGGAATCTGAGTGGGTGAAGTAATCAACGCCATTTAATAGTAGCTTAGATTAAAGATCCACCAATTCCTTCATCTATGGAGTAACTAGAAAGGTCACTCACCAACTTACCAGCGCCACACAGACCACCTGGGGTCAAAGCTTTTGTGTATGGGCTGTCTTCTTTACCCGAACCTGGGGTGCATTCGAGTTTGTTTTCAAGATCAAAGAGAGACTTTTCAGAGATTGGCTTGACTACAATTGGTCTGGGCTGGTATTCACTTCGGATGGCGGTCAGTACAAAGATGATCACCAATAAAATCATGATGGTAGTGATCGCATTACGGTTAGCTCGATTAAGCTTGAACATTTATAATGTACATATAAAATTTTTTTAAAGTGCGTTAAAGGTAATTTAATAGTTTCCTATTAGAGAGTAGATGGACGAAGAAATTGTCTTAGATCGTGGAAATGCCACTGTGATGAAATTAGATGCGGATGAACAGGCCTTGATGGATGAAATTGAAATTTCAACACCACGTCCTCAGCCTGTGAAGCGTCCAGCACCACAACAATTTAGAAGACCTCCACAAGTAGATCACCAAGAAGCGATGGACGCATTTGTTAATCCAAATAAACAAAGTGCTCCACAACCAGTACAACAAGATGAAGAAATTGACTATGGTGAGGACGAACCAACATTTTTTGATGACATGGACGAAACACCAGGTATGCAAGAAGAACGACCTTCGAAGGGCTATACATCTATTGACGAAGAAAAGAGTGATCTTCTCAATAAATTGGGTCGATTAGAAAAGAAGGGATTTTCTGTAAACAAAAGACTTAATGCTTACTCAAACATCGACGATATTAGAAATGAAGTCAAACGGATTACATACAGTATCGATGTCGAACAATCTATTCGTTTTTCCAGACGTATGTTAGTCGCATGTGTTACCGGTCTCGAGTTTCTTAACAAGCGTTATAACCCATTCGAAATTCAACTTGAAGGGTGGAGTGAATCTGTTATGGAAAACGTGGATGACTATGACGGTGTCTTTGAAGAATTGTATGTGAAATACAGATCCAAGGTTTCGGTGGCCCCAGAAATCAAACTCATTATGATGCTCGGTGGCTCAGCGATGATGTTCCACTTGACAAACAGCATGTTCAAGACCGCTCTTCCAAATATGAACGATGTCTTGAAACAAAACCCAGATCTTGTTAAAAATATGATGGCAGCAGTTCAGAATACTACACGTGCACCACAACAACCCGCAACGGATGCACCTGTTGGTGGTACGGGACAATATGAAATGCAAGGACCAGGTGTAGACATTTCCAGTCTCATGGGTGGAATTATGATGCCACCACCACCAATGAATACATCAATTGAGACACCTGTTACTAACCAAGAAGTACCAGAAATTGACGATGACGTTTCCGACATTGTTTCAATTTCAGGGGAATCTACCGGTGGTGAAGTAAAAGAAGTAAATGTTAGTGGAACGTCTAAGGGGAAAAAGACCAGAAGAAAGAAGAAGACGGAAATTAATCTCTAAGTACAGTATAAATGATAGGCTATTGTCCTCTGGAGGATCTTGAACCTCCCGCTCAACAGCAAAAACCTGTTGTTAAGCCAAAGGTTGAAAGTAAACCTTTGAATGGTTTTGAAGAAACTGAATGCAATTACGTCGTCATGGCTTTCATTGTTGGCGTAGTTATATTAGCCGTCTCTGATTCCATCAGGGCGTAAAATTAATTTACACTAAGTTTACCTTTGGGTTTTCCCCATTTAGGTAAAATTAGTAATCGAATTGATACACTTCAAATGTATCACCATCTCTGGTTATTCTATTTAGACCACCATTGAGAATTGTATTACCTATCGTTTTTACATATATGTCATATGAATACACTCGCGTGTTATCTATGTTATATGGTACAATGGTAACTTTAGAACCAGTTGTAGTTACATTAGGATCCCATGGGAAGGCTGTTTCTGGACCAAATATATTTTTGGTACCTATCGCCATCGTATTTGAGTTTATATATTCTGGTTCACTTGAACCACCTGATAATTCTAAAATCATTGTGCTTACATTATGATGACCTGTTTGAGTTTCTCTTAATATAGCCTTAACTTTTGCATAAAATGCACCCGGGTGGAAATGTAAAGTAATATCTTTTGCAAGACCATCCCCAATTGAAAAAGTTCTAGAATATCTTTTAGCACCAACCTGATCGGTGTTTGTAATAACACCACCATTGACATGGAGGTTTGTGTTTGCACCCGCACCAGCTAAACCGATAGCTACTCGATTACCCAATTCAAACTCCCCTGAAAATGTAATATCACCAGTGATATCTAAATCCCCTTCAATTTTGCAGTGAGTACCAGTTGGATTAATGTGAACATTACCTGTATTTGTAACATACAAGTTAGACACACCATCATCTGTCTTAAATTCAAGTGCTACATTTGAATTTGAACCAACTTCTAAACGTTGCACACTCACCGTTTTTGAAGTAGCTCCATCATATATATGAAATTGTTTTGCGGGTGTTGTTGTACCTATACCAACATTACTTGAAGCGGTAAAGGTCATAACATCTGCATCACCAGTTATTGGATTTTGAACACCTATTCTAAGACCAGATGTATTATTTACACGTTCTCTCCAACCTCTAATATGACCACCATAA